GGCTTATCGGTTTTTTTACAGTTCCGATAACTGTTCCGCGTGCTACTTATAGCGGTGCAGATGGTGTATGTACGTAACATCGAGCAATCGTTGTGCATGCTCAAAGCTACCGAATCTCTCGGTCGTTTTGAAAAGTTTGTAGGGAATCTAAAAGATCTATATGGTGTAGATCTTCCGATGCCAACTTTTCATAATGATTTAAACCGACTCAAGAAATTCTGTACAGGATTGATTGAGGGGGAGAAGGATCACCTTTGGAAGACTGCGGTTTCTAGTCTTTCTGCGAGGTCCCGGATGGGAATCGCGCATTCACTCTTTTTGTTCCGAAAGGTTATTCCAGGGGAGAAGCCTAGCGTGGCTGATTACGTCGATAGGATGTCCCAAGCTCAGGGGAGTCCGGATCCTGAGTTTCTTTCGTATGCTAAGAAACTCACTCGCAACCTTTTTCGCATTGGTTGGGATTCGGCCTATTGCAGGTCTTCAGTCACAAGCTGCTTAAGCCAGTCCGCCTGCGCGGAGGACCGGCGGAAAGCAGGAGGGGGTAGGGGGATCGATGTCCAGAATAGATGGCTGCACTCTGAGTTTTGTGCGTACGTCTTGACTGGAGCCCGATCTTTGCCCCGCTGTGCTTCGAGGGTTTGCGTGACGGAAAGCGGGGGGAAGTGGAGAGTAGTATCAGCCTCCCCTAGGGTTGACAACGCTCTTCGGCCACTTCATACCGTCATGTATAACCACCTTTCCCGATTCAAGTGGTTGCTCAGAGGAGATGCGAAACCGACCAGTTTTGGAGATTTCCACCGCGTCCGCGGCGAAATCTTCTTAAGCGGAGACTACGAGTCCGCGACTGACAATCTCAACTCCGGTCTCCAACGAGCGATACTTGATGAACTGCTCCAGCAAAGCACCCGAATCCCGGAGGGGATAAAGGAGCATGCGCTGTCTCTATACGATGAGCCGCTCTTGTCGTATGGGGATGAGCCTTGGATGGTCAGACATCAAAGGCGCGGGCAGTTGATGGGAAACTTGACCTCCTTTCCTTTGTTGTGTCTCGTCAATTACATCACATTTCGGTATTGTACGCGTGGGTGTCCTCGGATACCTGTTCGTATTAATGGCGATGATATCGTCTTTAGGGCGACACCTGACGTTGTAAGGCGTTGGGAGTGTGGTGTGAAGGCGGGTGGCCTGGTGCTGAGTGTAGGGAAAACCTTGAAGAACCCCCGGTTCTTTACCCTAAACTCAGCCCTCTTTGAGGGTAATGCCTTGAAGGGGAGTAGGAGTGTGGGATTCGTGCGTCCTCGGGCGTGCTGGTCCTCCACCTCTGCGGCGGAACAGGTGATGAGTCTGAATAGTAGGTTCTATTCTTACTCAGTCGGGATGGGACGTGAGAGGACTCGTGTTGCTCGCGAGTTCTTCGTCCGACAGAACGAGCGTTTTGTCCACGCATCCCGTCGCTCCACAACAAGGGGACTGGGGTTAAGTCTGGATAGGGGCATGCTGCAGCGTCTCGGCCTGTGGCATCGGGAGCTTTATTATCTTGAGCAAAGTATGGAGCCCCCACTCCCGGTTCTGCGAACCGGGGGTGTCCCTGACGGGTTCGTGCAGGTCAGTAAGCACCGTGTCTCTCCGGACATGGTTCGCGAGGGTGAATCGCGTTTTAGCGCGGCGCTAATTCACTCCAACTGGCACGATCCGTATGACCCAAAGGAATCGGATGTTGATGAGTTGTTTAGGGCAATCCGAGAGGGTTGTTCGCCCTATGGAATTAACCACTTCAAAGGGTTGGCAAAGGTACGGGCGATGCTTCGGCTGAGTCGGTCCCAATGCTGGCAATGGTGCAACATCCGAAGAAATGAATCCGTTTTCGGGCGGGTTCGAATGCAGAAAGGGAAGAAGGTATGGGTAGCTTTGGATATGCTGGACGGTCTGTCCGTGCATATTGAATTCGTCAAGGCTTTGTCTGTTCGCTGACCCGCCTCCAGAACCCCGTGTCTTCAGCACCACCTGTTACGGGTGCGGCTAGGCTATTAGGAGGTATCCCTTAAGTGGGCTCTATCTAACTCCGAACGCCGGGGCGTGCTGTTGCCGACTGCCTTTGAGGAGGAAACGAATCTTGGGCAAGTGTGAGTATGGGAAGGAACACTGCCGCGTCCGGAATGGCGCGTGTGGGTTGGCCTTGAGCCTTCGAGCCCTTACATCGCACGGGGGGAAAGATAATTGCTGGTGGGGCAATGAATT